GAGAGTTTTAAACAAGGACTTTTGTACCAAACCAGCAGACTACTCCAGTGGAACCCCGTAATCTACATAGTATATCTTCGACAGAGCACTCAGTCGGACCTCTGTCCCAACCGTGCTCCTTGATATACATGACATTAACTCTTCCACTTCGTATGCGTCCATATCGTAGCGGCGCATCCATGACACAGGGTCAAGCACTACATGTGAATTGTTATTAGACAATTGCCAGTCTGGCCTATCAGGCCGGTGCTCCAACACAGCACCACCTCCATTTGGGTGAGAAAAAGTGCGCCCAGAAAACCAATCAGCGGACCAAACCATACTATCCGCATTGTATTTCTTGAGCATCCTGCACACAAACTCATCACCCCCCGTTTTTTGAAAACCCTCCTCGTACTCCCCCCCGACAAAACGCGAGACAAACTTGCTCCTCAGCGCGTACAAAACTGGGTGCACCGGCTCATTGCACCATGACCTAACCACATTGGATGCATAGAGCTGATAACCCTTCATGATTCCAAGGATCTTAAACTCATTGGTGGAAATGCCTATGCGACTTGCATCCAAGTCGCCATCCAGTGACCCGAAACCACGGAGGAGAGAACCCGCACACTTACTAGCATACAACAACCCATCGGTGCCGCGACAAGGGTGTGTTTTGAGGAAATCCATCTTCTCAATTACTACACCAAACTCACTCGCCCAAACACCCGCGGTGACTGAGTGCCCAACAGCAGCAGCTCCAACCTCACAAGCCTCACCCAACTCTGCGCCCGCAACCAACAAATTGGACACACAGATTGCAATGAGAAGGGAAGCAATGTGGTTGAGAACGGTGGTGAGTGTTGTGCCTGAGCCTTCAAACGGGCCTGCAATATTCACATCAAAACGCTCAGCAGGGTTCTCAGGGTTAACTACCCTAATTGGTTTGCGACACTGTTTGATGAGTCCACAAGCAAGTGCTGGGTCAATATGTGACATGAGAGACCCGACAATGTAGAATATAGTCCATCCATTGCTCGAGTCGCATGATGAGATGTCAACATTTGCCCCGAATTGCTTGCCACCAATGTTACCACCAACCACCGAGTCATCAGAGAATATGAGCCACTGTATCCGGTCCCGTGTGTTGAGAGCAGTTTCCACCTTGCGGAAAAGTTCAGTTGCACACATCTCAGCTGGTTTGGCCACGATTTGTATATTAACCTCAACCTCACCTATGTAAAAGATGATAGGCTCGACTAAGCATAGCTTGATCATCTCAGCAAGGTGTGCCGCGTACATACAACCAGCAGAATACGACATGAACCAACGAGGTATCTTAGCCCACTTGCCAATCTCCTTCTTCACGTTGGCAAGTATACGATCGACCATGATGTGATCAGCTGTGTGCACCTCTGCATCTGCAACAACTTGTCTACGGTACTCGCCCTTGTCATGACGCACTTCGCTAGACGCTTTACGACTTGTGAACAAATCACACGTGTATGCATACGTTGCGAGGAAAGCTGCGTAGACCGTCATCGTAAGATAAGACGTCGCAGCCTGCAGGCTGTTGACAAAGACATGAAACCAGGAGCTGATCAGGCCAGGATTCACGCGCTTGAATACACTCTGGAGCACCTTAGCCACCAACTCACCTGTATGCCAATCAAAATCGACACGATCAATGGTGTGGAAATGGCGAGGATCCGATGAAACCAGAGTGACATTCTCAGGTCTGACCCGGGCGCCGCAGGCGCGGAGCACATCAGCACTCATGTAGTCACGTATCATGTGGTGCGATTGGAGGAAAACACCAAGGGCTGTCTGGTTCTCCACAAGCATATCATGTGTGTAACCCAGACTTGTGGTAGCTCTTTTGGCAGCCACCCGAGGCATGGCAGACAACATGTTGTGAGCATTAACCTCATACAACTGAAAATCATTTTTGAGCCCCTTAAATGACTGGAAACGTGTGCGATAATACCGCTCGCGCGTTTGTCTCATCGTCAAAAAGCTAGGAACACGATCTTCAGTGCAACCCTTGGCGTTGGAGAAGCTAACCTCACCGCGCAAGTTCTCATAGTTCACCCCATAATCCTTGACAATTGAATCAACGGCTGGCCAACGTATTGGTTTGCCATTGTTGGTCACCACCCCTGACAGGCCGACAGTGGTGTGCTCAAACAAATTGTCATCATTCAAAACCTGATTGACCCGATAGGCCAGATACAGAGAATTGGATATGTAGTAATCAATGTGCTCAACGAACAACTCCGGATTGTGAGATCGCAATGTTGGGAAGGCCATATCTAGATGTGCCTGGATTGCCTGCCGCGTGTGCGGACGGATCTCACTGGATGGAAAGTTCTTTCGCATTGAACTAAGCACGGTGCGGAGTAAAGGCTTGTAGACTTTGCCGGCATGATCCATAACAAAACCATCCTTTGTTATTGATCTGAAACTGGGTAGGTACAACTCAGGTGTGTACGGACCGTTAGCAACAACGCTCATGCGTTTACCACCCAGTGTGAGCCATCCATTACCAGAGTTCTTAACATTGTCATATTTAATGCCATCCATACAAATGTCAAGAACAGAATAGTAATTCTGCTCACCTCTCCAAGCGCCATTACCCACCGGAAACACAAAACCATCATTATCGACACCCATCATGTACAAATTGGTACCACGATCCAGGACCAAAATGTGTCTCTGGGGGATCTCGACCTTCTCAGGTTCTGCCGCCTTAACAGGCGCCGGTGCAGGTGCAGCCGCTGGCTTTGCACCCTCATGAAACTTCTTGCGCTTAGAGGCATCCTGCCGGGCATCCTTGCCCCGCTTCCCTCCATCCCCGCCAAGCTGAGCCAAAGCCTGGTCGGGCGTCATACCCTGCATGTCGTCATCATTTGTTGCTTCACCATGTACGCCGTTCAAGAAACAGACTGTACCCCCCACGACGCGGTGATAACCGCTAAAGTGTAGTCGTGAGGCCCCCTCGTAGATCCCTCGGGGAAGGTGGCACAATTCACCCAAGTAGTACTCACCGCGGAAATTGTTCTGATCCACGGGCATTACTGGGCAAACGATGACGCCACGATTGACTGGAAAAAATAAGCGTGCACGCCAGATAAACTTACCGACGTCCGAATGACTGAAATAATACAGTGCATTCCTTACGTTGAGCTCGAGATCCTCCATGAACAACACGGCACCTCTCTCGATGATCAACACACACTCAAAATCCCCAACACGAATTGCAGCACAAATATACTGGAGGCCTCCTTCTTCTATGGCCTCCTGATATATGTTGAAACGCTGCTCAATCGTGGCTAGCAGGTGTGGGACTGAGAAACAAATGGGGCGGAGTGGACCGAGATCCCACGATGCTTTCACATCGTCCTTGCCGGTCATCTCCCCATTGGCTCCACTTAGCTGATTTCCTACCCACTCATGGTAAGACTGATCAGTTAGTGACCATTTGTTCTCAGCCGATGTATGCAACACAAGGTAATCGCAGAAGAGCCGCTGTTCGCGCTCATTGCCTTCCAGACTGCGAAAGTAGGCTTGTGCTGCCACATCATCGGTGGTGTAGAAGTGGTGATGAACACCAATCTTCCCGAAAGACACGAAACCTGGACCAACGTTATACAACAGTCGATCACAAATCTTTGCATCGGAACGTATGCGATGCAAAAGCTGCGATTGTCTTTCATCGCTCATTGACATGGCTTGACGCAGCTGTCCAGGACACTCGTCGTTCAACACATCAATGAACAGCTCAAACTCATCATCAGTTATCGGAAACTGAACCTCGGGTCTGAGCTTGGAGTAGTCGACAAGTTCCACCCCCTGAACTTGCACGACCCCCCGATCCCTGTTATGGATAACAGGGATTGCTTCTGCCGCCCTCCACAAAGCCTGGCAGAAAAGGTGCGTCAATCGGTAGTACACCATAAACATACCCTTGGTATAACCAATGGCGTTCGAAGTGTTCTTCTTCCCGAGACGACCAAAGAGACGTTTTGCGTAGGCATTGACATAAAAATGTTTACCATACATGGGTAGTCTCGTAACCCGCGGGCGATTTAGGTTAGGTGCTTTATGAGCCACCTCCAGGGACATAAACTCAAGGTTCTCCTCCTCCTTGAGCGCCTGCTTGCCCCGACGCTTGCCTTTCACGGTCTCAAACTCGGTGGCGTGATCACCACCGATTTTATCTTGATAGTACTGCTCACGTTGTCTAATGCGCTCACTGCGCTCGACTCTGTGAACATTACCTTTACCCATGAGTTAGCAAATACCACTAAACAGTGGTTTTTCCTGTATACCAG